AAGCTGTTCCAACTTTCCAAGCCAATGCCGCTAAAGAAATTATTGAGCTTTACACTTGGTGGACAGTTACATATCGTAATCGTCCCGATCCTTACGAAGCAAGTGGTTGGACTGCTTATTGTGAAGCCGCACGGTTGGCCAATGGTGGTAGACTAAGTTTCAGTTCAGACAAAACTCCCGAACTTGCTGAAATGAGCAAGATTGCTATGGACAAAATGCACAAGATGGAAGAGGAATACGAAGCCGAAGATGAAGCTATGTTGATTCGTCTAATAAAAATTCGGCAGAGTCTTTGGACTTAATAAGTACATGATGGATAATAAAGATACAATATGTGCTATCCCATGGATGCATTTAAACTTCGAACCTAATGGCAAGGTGGTGCCTTGCTGTCTAACTAGTCACCATAATTATTTTGCCGGGGATTTAAAAACACAAACCATTGAAGAAATTTGGAATAGTGATAACATGAAATCTTTGCGCAAGCAAATGATTAATGGAGAGCGTCCAAAGATTTGCGATACCTGTTGGAAGAAAGAAGATGTAACAGGTGTAAGTGGACGTCATTATCATAATAGAGACTTTCCTGGAGTGTTGAAAAAGATTCCAGAAATTACACTAGAAGATGGTACTTGTACCACTATGGAATTAAAGTATTGGGATTTTCGTTTTAGTAATTTATGCAACTACAAATGCAGATCATGCGGTCCACGTTATAGTAGTGCATGGGTTCCAGATGCTAAAAAGTTAGGTTATACTGATCAAGAAAAAGTGTGGAATATCGAAGCAGTCGAAGATAAGACCAACGTAGACTTCCTTGAAGATCAAATCGACAATGTTAGAAGAATTTACTTTGCGGGCGGCGAACCATTGCTTATGCCTGAACATTGGCAGATTCTAGACAAGCTGGTAGAAAAGAAACGGTTTGATGTTAAACTTAGTTATAATACCAATTGTTCTACATTAGAGTACGGTAAACGAAATGTTATCGATTATTGGAGTCAATGGCAATTAGGCAAACTAGAAGTATGGCCTAGTTTAGATGAAATCGGCGAACGTGCCGAATTAATCCGTAGCGGAACAGTATGGAGTAAAGTCGAAGAAAACTTAAAAGAGTTAGCTAAACACGACAATATTATACTTCGTCCGGGCATGACTATAGGTGCATGGAATGTTAGACGACTTCCACAAATTATCACCTACTTAACTGACTTAGGTGTTATACGCAGACATCCTGTAATACATCAATACGTTAACTATAATAATTTCTTTATTAACTTATTAGATCATCCTAAACATTATCATGTAAGCATACTGCCAGATGACTACAGACGTGATACTATTAAAGAGCTAGAAGATTTTATAGCTAATTATAATACAAAATATTCAACAGATATTAGTTCTATCTTTACACAAATCTTCCACGAGCTTGATCAACCATTTAATTTAGAAGCCGCTAAGAAATTTGTACATGTTTCTAAACAAGTAGATAATTTACGTAATGAAGATATATTTAAAATAGTTCCAGAAATGGAAGTTGTTAGAGAGGCAATAAATGGCTAGTATACATGATATAGAAGAAAGCAAGATAATTTTTATGAATAAAGAAGAAATATCTTCTCATAGTGTAGAAGAGTTACATTCTTTAGGTCGTAATAGATGGAAGCACTGGTGGTGTTCAGCCGGTTCAAGGTCATTATATATACAGCACGATGGCATTATTTACAGAGGAACTTGCCAAGTTGGTAATGCATTAGGTAGTATCTATAATCAAGGCATAGATTTTTTGGAAGAGTTATATTCATGGGTTAAGTGCGATAAGGATACATGCGCATGTGGATCCGATATGCAAAGCCCAAAAGTTAAAAGTTATGATGATATAAGTGTAGCCACAGCTAGAAATATTGTAAACGTAGATTTTGATAAATTGCAATTAGTAGATGTAGTAAAAGATCCTACCATTATATATTCAAGTGCGTTCAACGATTACAAGTTAGTTATTTGGGAATTGGGCCGTAGGTGTAATTATGACTGCTGGTATTGTTTTCCAGATAGTCACAATACTTACGAAGGTCATAAAACTTTAGGTTCTTTAAAACAAGGTTTAAAAAATATAAGTTCTATATGGGGTAAAAACTCTAAAATGAAATTTGTGTTTACAGGTGGAGAACCTACGTTTAATCCAGATTTTTTAGAATTTGTACAATACTTACGCAAAGATCTATTTCATATTGTGCATACTACAACAAACGGTAGCCATACAGCAGAGTATTATTCTAATCTAATGCAAGTTAGTGATATTGTTTTTAGTGCTCATTTAAGTTATTTAGAAAATCCTGCTATATACAAGAAATTTGTACAAAATGTTAGTTCTGCAAATACCAGTAAAATGAGCAACGATAAATCTCAGTTAAATTGGTTAGGTGTTAGAATCATGTTACAACCTGGAAAATTAGAGCTAGCAAAACAACTGTACAGTGATTGTAAAAATATAATAGAAAATGTCGTTGTAGACTTATTACATGACCATTATAAAAAAATATTGCCTTATAGTCAAGAAGAGTTAGATTGGTTTAATAGTTATGAAACGGTACAACCTTTACATCCGTGACAGCGACACTATCTATAAATTATCTTATATTTTAGAACAGCATCGGCCTGCTCGGATTTGGGCTCAGCTAATGTTACAATCAAATATATCTGACCTTCGTAAAGATAAGGAAGTATGGTGCGGCATTCCTGAAGATACAACACCTTATGTAAATGAATTATATTCTCTGGTAGAAAAAATGAATGAATGGATTCCTAATAAAATAAATTTTAATAATTGGAATCACAATGATGTTCAAGCTAGTGTTAATTTATTTCATACACATTTTCCAGAATGTAGGAATGATACAGATCCTTTGCACAGACAACAATTGGAAAGATACAATGATTTAATACATCATATAGAATCAATCGATCGCGCTGGAAAAATTACACATAACAATTTACATTTAACATTATTAATAGGCAGTAACTTAATACCGTTAGACATTGGCGATTATAATTATTTTACTTTTGAGAAGTCTGTAGGATCGTTAATAATGGGTTATCCAATTATTGGAAGAAATCCTGCAGAAATAATGTACTCTAATGATGTAAATATTCCCACTGATCAAATTATACCGCAAAATGTTTTAGGCGCTATGCATTTTTGTTTTTTCCACGATTCCGATCATGCACAGCTCAAAAGAGATTTTAATAGGTTTTACTATGAAAGCGGGATTAAATGGCCGTATGCTTTGGGGGATTTAAGATTGTCTGTGGGTGCTATTAGATTAGGCCAATTGGACACCATTAACGGTCAGCAATTATCGGACGATCAAGTAGTAGGAATTGTCAAATCTTGTAACCAAATTGTGGGTTGGAGCATAGAATAGCCCAAAATCAACGGTTGACATGGATCAATTTTGAAGCTATAATATATACATGTTAAACAAAACAGGAGCAGAAATTGGCTAAAACAGCTACCAAAACTCGCGTTACCAAAAAGCAGGTAATTGCGCATCGCACTCGTGCAGTGAAAGATCACAGTCCAGTTTGGGATGGTTGCGAAACTTGGGATGGTGAAACATTTCATCGCTTTTTCAAACGTGCTATGGACTACTACCGTTTGGAGTCAGACATCAAAACTTACAAGCCAGCAGTTGTTAAATGGATGGAAACTGTTGGATGTACTAAAACAGATATTACAGCGTTCAAAAAAGTTAAAGATAGTCGTATCAATTCAACAATGGGTGCTGTTGCATGTTGTTTGAATCGTGGTATGCAACCACAACGTGCTGATTTTAACAATGGGCGTGATACTTCTGCTTGGCTAAAAGCAGAAATTGTTAAGGTAATTGAAGAAGGCAAAAACGATATCGATCCAGAAGAAACCAAAGCACTTGAAGCGGCCAAACCTGCTGTTTATGTTCCTTCAATTCAAGAGCGTGTTAAAGAAGCCGCTTATCGAATGACTGAAGAATTGGAAGATGCTATCGAAGGTTTCCAAAATGATCCAGAAAATTTTGATCCAAAAGCGTTCAAAGTGCTGAACTTGCTCAAAGGTAAAGAAGTCAAAGCCGCACATGCTAGACTTATTAAAACCCTCTATAGCAAGGATTTAGCTGAACTGGAGGAGTTGGCATCCGGAAAAGCAGACGAGCAGTTACGTGAGGGTTACGCCCATCGTAGCAAGAAGCAAATCAAGAATTTGATTGCTTTTTACCAAGAAATCATGTCAGCTTGCGATATGCTTGCACAAGAAGCCAAAGTTAATCGTGCGCCACGTGCTAAAAAAGCACAACCAAAAGAGAAGATTGTTGCCAAAATGAAGTACATGAAAAGCAATGAACCATTGAAATTGGTTAGTATCAATCCTACTGATATTATCGGTGCTAAAGAGCTGTGGGTGTTTAACACTAAGACACGTAAATTGGGTCGTTACATTGCTAACGAGTACATGGAATTAGGTGTTAAAGGTACTACAATTACCGGCTTTAACGAGCATACAAGCGTTCAAAAGACTGTGCGTAAGCCTGAGGAAAAACTTAAAGAGTTCAAAGCCGCTGGTAAAGTGCAGTTACGCAAGTTCTTAGATGATATCAACGCTACAGATACTAAAATGAATGGGCGTATTAATGAAGAAACTGTACTACTTCGAGTACAGTAAGCTCTAGCAAAACATGGATAAATACTCCATAAGAGAGTATTTTCCATGTCCCAATTACAAGATAGTATCCTACAACTAGTAAACGAAGAGTTATCAAACTCTACGGGTGTGTTTAACCACACCGGCGATTATAACATTAATGGTACGCTAACGGCCAATACAATTAATGTTTCAAATTTAATTGCCAATGGCGGCAACGTTTTTAACGTAGGAAATTGGTCCGGAAATTTAGAATCAGAAATTAATGGTAAGGGGTTTAATTGGACTTGGGCTGAAGGTAGCACTAGTTTAGTATACAGAACCGGCGGACGTTTATGGACTAACGGTGCGTTTGACATTGCACCAACTTCAAGTTATAACATTGATAACGTTCCAGCATTGAGTTCAGGCACGTTAGGGCCATCAATTACCAACAGCAGTCTTACAAAATTAGGTACATTAAATTCGCTAGCAGTCGGTGGCGATGCTGTGCTAGGAGATTTTGCATACTTTAATAGCTCATTTAACAGATTGGGCCTTGGCACTGATGAGCCTAATGCGGCTCTTAATATTTTAGATAACAATGTTGATATAATTATCGGCAGTCCAAGTGTTAATATTGCTAGCATGGGTACATATAGCAGTCATGACCTTGCTATTGTAACTGACAATTTAACACGTATTACTATTAAAAATAACGGTGTAGTAAACATTGGCGATCCGGTAAATGGTGGTGGTTCATTGAACGTGTATGGTACATTGTACGCAAGCAATTTACAAGTTGATAATCGTGTTGAAAGAACTCACCCAATGCAGTTCAATGCGTCATCTGACACTCCAATTTATGGGTTAGGAATACAATGGGTCGGCACCGGTGCTACAAGACAATTTATAATGGCGTCAGCACCTGACAGATTGTTTAGCACAGAAAGTATTGATATTGGCGAGAACCAAAGTTATTATGTAAACGGACAAGTAGCACTAGGCGCAAATACATTAGGACCAACAATTACTAATTCAAGCCTAACAAAACTGGGTGCATTACAATCTTTAAATGTTACCGGCAATGCGGTATTCATTGGTGGAATTGATGCAAGCCAAAGCCTTGTTAAAGTTCAATCTATTTTAATTAACAACGGTACTAACGATATTGAAGTTACTCCTACTGGTATTACATCTAACACATCAGTAGCAATCAAATCACAAAACTCAAATGTAGTATCAGGCGACTCTACACAAATTAGTATTGGATCAAACACACTACAGTCTAAACCTGTAAAAGTATTTGGCCCGTTAAGTGTTAATGTCAATAATCCAGATCCAAGTTTACAATTTACAGTAAATGGAGATGTAAGTATTGGCGGCAAACGATTTACATCAGGCCCAGCAATTCCAACAAGCGGTATATTCAATATTGGCGACATGTGTTGGAATACTCGTCCTGGTCCAAACAACTACGTTGGTTGGGTGTGTATTACTGCTGGCACACCAGGTCAGTGGTTAGGGTTTGGCATGATTGCCGCTCAATAAACTTGATTATCCTATATAAAACTGTATAATTAGTATATGCGGACTTAGACGCTCATCCCGCAATATAAACTCTGCGTGTCATTGTTAACAAGGAGACATAACAATGGCAACTTTACAACCAGTCGCTTACAAATATCAAAGCACAAAAGAATATGTAGACGCATTTCCATGTGCCTACAGACAATGGAGAGCAGACTCTCACTGCAATCTAATTCACGGTTACAGCTTTTCAATGAAGTTCTATTTCGGTACAAACGATTTAGATGTTCGTAATTGGGCAGCCGACTACGGTGGATTGAAAGAACTCAAAAAAATCTTAGAAGATCAATTCGATCATACGTTGTTAGTATCAGAGGATGATCCAGAATTAGAATTCTATAAAGAAATGCAAAATCGAAAATTGGCTAAATTAACTATCCTTCCAAAACTTGGATGCGAAGGTTTAGCAGATATGCTTTACAAGTATATCAACGGTGTCTATATTCCAGACATGTGGGGTCAAGGTGAAGCAGATCGCCTGTGGTGCTATCGTGTGGAAGTTAGAGAAACTCAATCAAATATGGCATTTAGAGAAGGGCACCGCGAGTGGAATGAGGATCTTCTTTCGTAAATTTTGGCGCATTTGGGCCAAAGCATTAGGCGAAAAAGCAGGTAGTTCGGACGAGGAATCGGACCGAATTGCTTGCATTCGCACCTTAATTGTGTTATCATACATACTTACAAACATTTTTATAATCGCAGGCGTGATTCGACACTGGTGACTACTTCCATCGAGAAGTTAGCATACCCTTTGTCCATCCATTAGAGATATAAGTATCTAATTTGGATTTATCTATTCGTAAGTTAGCGGATCCGTTATTTACCCATAAGGCACCTTTTTTAACAGGAGCCCATTTCTTTTTTATCCAGCCGCTGGCAATTTTTGTTGGTAATTCAGATAATTCACATAAACTATATTCATCAAGATTAGAATGATATATCCATACTTTACCTTGTGTAAAAGATTTGGGCAGGCCTCTGGTCCAACCATCGTTTATATAAGAATTTAATTCTGAAGGTAAAATCATTTTCTTTTCATCACCTTTGTGAATCCAAATAGTATCAGTAGTGGAGGAAATATTTCTGCCTATTCTCCATCCTTCTAATAACATTTTATCTACAGCATTAGGGCGAACAGCACATCTTTCTCCCGTCAACGGATAATATAAATGTTTCAATCCAGAAGACCCTTTGTTATATCCTCCATACCCGCCTTCGACGATATTGTATACATTAGATTTTTGTATAAAATCTAAAGTTACTATTTCTTTTTCTTTTAAGAACATTTCTTCGGGGGTCTCAAAAATATATAATATGTCTTTCCTAAACGAATGTTTTCCGTATTTTTCAATAGCACGAGTTATATTAGTTCCAGATCCATAATAGTCATCATTCGGGTCATCTGTCGAATGTGCCCCTATGTAAATTTTATCATTTACCAAATTTACAGTTTGATAAATGATGTGATATTTTCTTTTATTTTGGTAAGTAGTATTTGCCATAATTGTTGATTTTGTTAAAAAAACATTGTATAATGTATTTATGTGTTCGCTTGTAAATGGATAAATTATGATAGTAAAACGTCTGGGATTTGCCTGTAAATGGATTGACCATCCTCATCAGGTCGATGGTATTGGCAAAGATGACGATGCCAAACAATATAACACTGGCACAACTACAATTTCTTGGTTAAATAAACAATCAAGAGATGTCGCGGAACAAAGATTATGGGACCTAATGGTAGGCAATATCGAAGCAACAAGGCGGTTGGTTGAACGTGTTAGCACCCTTGATATTCCTCT